ACAACGCCGTGGAGTACCGGGAACGGGAAGATACTCAAGATACCGCTGATTGTTTAACTCTTCGGGATGGCGGACAGACGTCATCCCGTTTAATTTGAATACATTATGAGCAAGGTAAAGGAACCTCTTGATATACATGATGACCGTCCCAGAGAAATGACGGCCTATCTGAAGAATTACGGCTGGCACTTCAATAAGAAGCTGTGCGAATTTGCTGTCTCGCTTATGCGAAAAATGAATCCCGCAACAGGAAAGAGTGAGAAGATCGAGCCCCTGAGCAAGGATAAAGTCGATGAGCTGCTGGCAAAGAATGGCGTAAGGGTGGAAAACAACACACTCTACGACTATGTGTATGTAGCTAACATGGGAAAGGCGGATTATCTGAAATCATCCGTTGCGGATGATGCACGCCTGGCACTTTACGTCAAGGACACCATCGATGATTTTGATGCGCCTGACGGAATGGTAATGTGCATGTGGTATGCAAAGATGTGCCGGGCAGGTGAACCGGTAGAATGGGATGAGATGCTATGATCCGGCAGCAGTTCGACATAAGCAAATACGACTGGAAGGTCGAGGTCTATTATGCCGTGGACTGTTACTATACGGATGAGATCATGGGCAGGCTCTATGATATCGGATGTCGGGGAGATGATCTGCAGACCGCATACGAGAACCTGAGCGCCGGAAAGCCCGACACCGGGCTCACCTATTCCAATTACGGCACACGTCAGACAGTAATGGTCATAGGCATCACCTCTTCCGCCGCACAGTTTCAGAACTCTTATGACCACGAGCGCAAGCATCTGGAAGCGCATATAGCGGCAGCGCTGGGGATCGATCCGTGGGGAGAGGAGATCTGCTACCTTTCAGGGGAGATCGGACAGCTGATGTTCGAAAAGGCAAGGTTGATGCTGTGTGACTGCGATTGTTGCAAACATAAAAAACAGGAACTCATATGAAAAGAAAAGAATTAAAAAAAGCAATCAAAAGCGCGACACCGTTTGAAAGCCTGTATGCACTTCTTCCTGAGAAGCAGAAGGAGAAATTCAAACAGTTTGCCGCCGGATTCGGATTCTCCGAAAAGCAAATAAAAGGAAGACTGGAAGGAAACACTTAGTCTTCATTAAAAAAGGACTGACTTTTCTTATTATATATAACGGGTGCTGCGGCTAGCATGCCGGGCGCCCGTTATTATTTATATATCAATCTTCAAAATGCTAAAAGAACTTTTTTGCTTTATCAAAAGTATCAAATTTCGTAAAATCTATATATTCATTAGATTTGCAGTTATTCGTTATCATTTGATTCAAAAGGAGGAATTGGCATCCAATGGGTAATCTCTCCGAATTTGCGATAAGCCTCCTCTCCATAAGTTATAAATCCACTCTTTGGGCCGTGAAGATAAGCAGTACAGAATCCACCGTATTCGTCACGCACCAAAACAATATTTTGATTATCCGGTAACTTATCCTTCACGCTGATCCACGGAGATTGCTTTGCTTGCCATTCGGCGCCTTGAATAAAATTCGTTATCCCAAATTGCGCCAAGTTGCCACCTGACAAAGTACGATCAACCGTTCTATGATTAAACAAGATATTTTCTTTTGCAACTTCTTCTAATGTCTGTTTCATAAATTATTTGCTTTTACGATTTTCTCTTAGATCTTCTTCGCTGACATTCTTGTTAGAAAGGTCGCTAAGATTAGAAATAGTAGTTATATTATCAGGTTTGCAATACAAACACATTTGAGTATATGGTGAATATACCCTTCCACACTTCGGACAAATCCAACCTTGTTGCCCAAATATTCTGTTATACGGATTGATTGCGCTTGATTCTTGTTTCATAATTTTCTTGTTATTAGTCAAATTCCGGTATCGGCATCCAATGAGTTATGCCTAATCTTTCTTCATTAACGTATGCTCCCGTTTCCCATTCCCCAAGGGTTGAAAGAAAACAGAGAAGGTATCCATAAGCTCCTTTGGTCAGAACTATTGTATCTACCTCCGGCAAGCTATCCGTTACACTTATCCAGGGAGATTGGGTCCGTATCAGCTCTATATCAGCTTCTAAAGCATAATCAGGTATGACTTTACCATCGACTTCGACACGATATAAATCTCCTTGCGTATGTCTGATTATGCCAGACTTTCCTATTGCATCCGGCATGACTGGACAATCTAAAACTCTCACTCTGTCACCTACTTTAAATTTTGCTTCCATATTCATTACTGTTCTTGTTACGAATTAAGTTGATTGATCATTTCGTTAGCGACTGAAATACAATATCTGCAAAATGACTCTTTATCAAATGAAGTTTGCGGAAAATTCCCCTGCATTGCAGCCTTTACAAGTTGGAAACGTCTTTCCTCCCAATCAATAAGGTTTTCTTTTGTAGATAAATAGCATTCTTCTACATCTTCAAAGTCCCAAAACCTATTCATCTTCATATCAACGCATTCATAACCTTTGCTATCAATATAAGACACAACATCAATATCACTTCTATATGTATGCCCAGAGTAAGTTATTACATCTACAATCTCGCCTGTTTTTCTTATTTTTGCTTTCATATTCATTACTACTTTCGTATTGAGGGTTATTTTGCTTTCACAACAACATTGCGTAAGAAATTAGAGAACTCTGAACGCACGTCAAAGCAGGGACATGCCTTGATAAATTCTGCCGGTTCCACTTCACCCGAGCCATCCAGATCGGGTGAAGTATCCCGATGACCAAGTAACTCGATGATATCATACTCTTTGCACAATTTCGCCACAAGTCCACGTAATGCGGCTTTTTGCTCAGGAGTACGAGTATCGGCTGGTCTTCCACTCGCATCTAAACCACCGATGTAACAGATACCAATTGAATGCTTATTGTAAGATACACCGGAAAATCCCTTTGTATTACAATGAGCCCCATCAATAGAAAGTGGACGTCCATTCTCTACATGACCATCAAGGTCGACCACGAAATTATAACCGATCTGGTTAAAGCCTCTTTGTTTGTGCATACGATCTATATCCTTTGCACGTAAATCCTGTCCGGCACGTGTTGCTGAGCAGTGAATGATAATTGAGTCAATTGTTTTCATTGTCTTTGGTATTATTAGCATCATAAACATCTTTACTACTATTTTCAATAGCTATTATCGCTGGATTTGAGAATGCCATTGCCTTAGCAATAGTTTCCAGATATCTAGAGAACTCCAATAACTGTTCCTGATTATACTCCTGATAACAGTCAATGATTACCCTGTCAGGACGCTTACCCTCATGTCGTATCCCAACAGGGGACTGGTAAGCCTTTAATGGCCATTCATGTTCGCCTTCCTTTAGTGTCAGCACACATTTCCTTTTCCTTGTATCAGACAACGTCTTCACGGATGGGGATAATTTGTCAATGAACGGGCGAAACGTCTCTTTTCTCAGTACCACATCACAACATGCCATCGATACACGAGAGTAACTCTTGCCGATGAAAGATGCGATTTCACGCAAAAGATAGCCTTCCTTACGAGCCATGTGACAGAATAGCATTCTCGCGTCAGCCACCTTCTGTTTCCTCACACGAGAGAGGATCAGAACCTTTGATACCCCAGTCACACGAGAAACATCCTGAAGGATAGCCCTCATCGACTTCTTATCTTTGTTCTCTTTCAAGTTCATAGATTGTCTTTAAATGGTTATTTAATTGTCTTTAAAAGCATCGGCTCCTGATGCGATGCCAGGTGATCTCTCGTTTGAAATCTTGCGGATGGAAAGGCTTATCACGCGTATGCCAGCCAAAACGTACTCGTTTACGCTCTTCGTGTATGAAGTCATCTATCTCATACTTGAGGTTCTCCAGCTTAATCTGTATCGGCTTCACTTCCTCCGTGACAACCTTGCTCACCATCTCTTCCGGATCGTTATGAGAGTCCTGCTCACATACAATGAGCAGGACTACGACTACCTTTGAACTGTTCATTCTTGCTTTTTCTTCTCGTCCGAGAATTCAGGATTGGCGTCTTTGTCAGCTGTATAAGGATATACGTCCATGATAGCTGTTTCCACTACCGAGGCTACCTCATACTCTGCCATTGTGCCTTTCATGCCGGTATCAAGGTTCTCCTTTGCCCGTCCCAGATCCGCAGCCTGTACCAGCACATAGGTGCTTGTCTTTTTCTTAGATCCGCTCTTATCATCTATCGTGATGAAGCACAACCTGCATTTAAACCAGCGGTCGTCGCATTCGGCATCACTGGGGAAAATTTCGCTGTAGTTGGCACGCTTAATGTCCGATACTGTAAACTCTCCGGAGATAAAGGGAGTCATCTCCTCGATTATCCTTGCTTCCGCTTCCGTGAAGCTGAGAGCATCTACCAGATAAGGTTCTGTTACTTTTTTCTGCATTCCGTTTTCCATTACTTTCTCGTAACGGATTTTACACTCAAACCATGTGTGCATTCCCATAATTATTTATCTTTTTCAGGTTCGTCAATATATTTATCCGCAAAACGGTCAAGCACCTTGATACACTTGTCCGGAAGCTGCTTTGCCGTATCGTTGGTCCTGATATAGTCAATCGTACCACCGATACCATAGATATAAAGCAGCTCCTTGGTCGTCGGAATAAAAATATTCGTCATCGCTGCTATTACACCACAGACAACAAAGCGCTTCAACCATTTGAAGAATGTGTGTTCGTCGTCCCTATCCTCGATTACATCACCTTCCGATACCAACAAAACAAGCAGCATGACAACGATAATTATCAAAGCTACAATCCATACGACTGTCAATGCAGTAGACAGGTTACCAATTACGGTCATCCAATAAATTTCATTCATAATGTAAAAATTTAAATTATTAATACTTGAGGTTATTCTTTCTCTTTTCAGGGTCTTCATATTTCCAGCCGTTGAGTCGGTAGCATTCCTTCCTTGCTTCCTCACGGGTGGGGAATTCATCCACTTTGTCTGCCGTGCTGATACTCCCGGTCTCCACCCAGTGATAAACTACCCAGCGGCTGCCGATAGGAGCATATGAGTACTCAGGACGGCTGGTCTTCTTTCTTGGGTTCCACATAGAATGTTTCATCTTGTACTACAACCATACCGCATTTAGACAGTTTCTCTGCTACCTCTTCCTTATCACGATCAGCAAGCAGACGATCCTTTGCGACTTCTTCCGCCGTGCGGATGTAATCTGGGAGAATGGCTTTTACCAAAGCAAGCACAGATTCTTTTGTAAAACCTTTCAGTTGCTTGATCTTGGGAGTTCCTGTGCGGAATCCGAAAATTCCATGAGCACTCTTGTAACTCTTTGTTTTAGAGAAAAGGCTTTCTTTATTTTCCGTAGCGAATACCTGAAGGATCTCCATTGAGTCATCCTTCTTCTTTTGAAGTTCTGCCAGTTCCTCCGCATGCTTGTCACGGATGGCAGTAATCTTCAGTTCCATCTCAGCAGTGATCTTCTGAATTCTTGAGTCAGCCTGCGAGAATTCGCTCAATGCCGCTTCTACCTGTTCACTTGTCACACCGGTAATAATCGTCTTTTTAACTCTTGTCTTTACCATAAAAATTGATTTTAATAATTAATACTATGTTGATTTCTCTTGTTTCTGTCGTTGTCGTTATTGTTCTTGGAAGCGATCAGTACCCAGAACAGGCAACTGGAAGCCCATATCTTTGTACTTATGCTATCTCCAGTGATGATTCCGAGAATACAGAGGACAATCGTCAGTCTATAGGCCCATTTCATTTTCCCTCCTTTTTCTTAATCGTTTGTAACTGCTTTAGAGTCTCTTTTAACTCCTCCAGATTTTGCCGGCTTACATCCTTTTTGATGCTTCCGCGTCTTTTCAGAAAGGAAGAGATCTTTGCCTTGTTCATCTCGATCTCATACGGATCGTCGCTGCTGTAGTCCTTATTGAGGATACCGATACTGTAGGATACGCCAAAGATGTCTTTGACAACTTTCTTTTGCTTTTTCTGATCTTCTACCTTGAGACCCTCGGGATCAAGCCATTTTGAAATTAATTCGGCAGCCTCGTACCTGTACATAAACTTGGAGGAATCGGTACGTCCGTTGGTGAAACTATAAATCGTAGCACGATAAGTATCGTCATCCAGACCTTTCTGACGTTTGAGGCGATGGATAATATCCTTTTGGGCATTGGTGGCATAGAACACCAGGCGGGAAGGTTTGT